CTATTACAGCTTCTGATACTGTAACTAGTGGCCATGACTTTAATGCTATACATGCAAATTCACCAACACTACATTTGAGAGATACAACAAATGGAGTTAAATTACTCGCATATGCACAAAACTCAGATGCACGTATAGGTACATATAGTAACCACCCAATTTCTTTTGATACTAATAGCGCACAAAGAATGCATATTAGTAATACAGGTTTTGTAGGTATTGGAACAGCATCTCCACCAACAGGTTTCAGATTAGAGGTTGCACATGGCACAGACACAAGTCATATAATGGCATTATCTGGCGGGCATACAGGTAGAAGATTAAAGATAAAAAGTTTTACTAATAATAGTTTAACAGGTGCTGGTTTTATATTTGATGCTGATTCAGCGTCCGGTTCTATAAAATTCCAGACAACATCTACTGATAGGCTGATAATAGATCGTTTAGGTCAAGTTGGTATCGGTACTGCTCCAGGCGTAAAATTTCATGTTAGTTCAGGCACAACAAATAGAGTAGCCAAATTTGTAAGTACAGATGGAACGGCTTATATCCAAATAGCAGATAGTGGAACCACAGCAACCACACATGGTTATGGAGCGAATGGTAACGATCTTAGTCTTTATGCAAACGATGCAGAACGTATACGTATTAAATCTACCGGTACAGTTGGAATAGCTAATACTGATCCTTATGCTAGATTACAAGTAAGAGATACTATTTTTGATGGTACACATGGTGTCCATGCAAATGATAGAGTTAATATTGCTTCTCACGGAGCATTACAAGCTATTCAATATGCATCTACATATAATAGTGCATCATTCCCAGATTATGGTATGGTATTTGTTCATGGAAACACTACATCAAATTATAATGTTTGGTCTATTTCACCAGACGGTCCAGCAAAGGGTGATAGCTTAAACTTTATTTATGGAAGTAATACAAGTAATATCCATACAATTACACCTAAGGTTGTATTTGATGGAAATGGTCATGTGGGTATAGGCACAACATCACCACCATATAAATTAAGCGTACACGATGCTGGCGATAATGTTGTTGGGTCATTTACATCTGGTGATAACCAAGTATGGATAAATCTAAATGATGATGGCGGTGGTACTTATGGTGCTTTATTAGGACATGATTCTGATGCAGGACACTTATTTACAGTTGCTAATAATTCTGTAACTAAGATGTTTACAATTGATGATAACGGTAACGTTATGATAGGTAACACAGGTGCATCCGCTAAACTAGATATTAGACATGATAGTGGATATGCAATTAGAGCTGAAAACGGCTCAGGATATTACTTTAGAGTAGAAGCTGGCGGTGATATTGAAACTCTTGGTAATGTTCAAATACAAAATAATGCTGGTCAAATTCAATTTGGTGCTTCAGGCTCTATGCAAATGTTTCATAATAGTGTTCAAGGTAAAATCAATAATGCTGTCGGAAATTTTGAAATTGATACAGCTGGAGATATTAGTTTTGATGCTGATGGTGGAGACATAAGATTAAAAGATGATGGTGTTATTTATGGAAACTTAAACTCTGGTAGTGGTAATTTTAATATAAAAAATCCTACTGCAGATAAAGATATAATATTTGGTGGAAATGATGGTGGTACAACTATTACAGCTTTTAAACTTGATATGTCACAAGCTGGTCAAGCAACATTAAACAGTAATCTATACTTAAATGGTTCAACTTCAAATTATCTTTCAATGCATTCAGGCGATATGCTAAGACACCAAACAGGAAGTGGTTATATAGAATTTGGTCCGGCTAATACTGGATTTGGACATATACAAACAGATAGAGATCAATTTTATTTTAATAAATTTATTACGGTAGATGGTGGTGTTTTTAATTCATATAACGAAGACGCAATTTTACGAAGAGCAGGTAGTTCGGGCAATCAAATTACAATAGGTTCAACTTCTATCTCAGCTACATTGCCTTTCCATACAACCGGCCAAGGTGATTCTATAGGTCATGCATTTAGTGCTGAATATTATTATGACGTTCAGGTAGGAGATAATGATGGTGCTGATAATAAATGGACACTTAAAGATGCTAATGGCAATGATGTTGCAAGCACAACTGCTAATAAAGTTTATCGTATTCGCTTAGTCACACTTGGTACAGGTACAGATACAGGTGCAGTTTATATTGCTGATAATGTTGATGGTGCAGGTTGGAGACTAAACGCTGTAAATATACATCAAACAGCATCTAATGAAGGTTCAAACTATCCATTTGTAGAGCTTGACAATAGTGTACCAAAGGTATCTATCAATCACCCAAGTAATTATAATGTTCGTGTTCTCATAGAGGAGTATAATACTGGTAATGGTGGTGGTCATCACGGTATTTTTGGAGCAGATTACATGCTTACTGCTCAATATGCAAATAAATATTTAGGAGTTAATAGACAAACACCAGGCCATACACTAGATGTTGGTGGTGGAATTGGTATTAATGGTAGTGGAATAGTTAATACTTCAAGGAAAGCTGCCTTTACACATTTAACTTTAGGTAATAGTGCGGCTCTTGGTACCGATGGCGGAGAAGATCTAAGAGTTGGCGGTGTAAGAGGTACATTTAGTACAGGTGGAGAAGGTATACATTTATATAGAACTGTTGCGGTAGGACACCCAGGAGGTTGGGGACAAGGATTAACTGAAGCAGGAATAGGTGGAATATCATCTTATGGAGGTTGCTCATTTGCATATAATAATGGTAATGTTGGTATTGGTGTAGCTCATGCATCGGCTGCAGCAAAATTAGATGTACGTGGTAATATCTTTGCAACAAGTCCAGGTTCAGGCAATAGCCCATTACTGATAAAATATGATGCCACATATAGTAACAACGAATTAGCAAGCATAAAACAAGATGGAGCTGAATCTATATTTAGATTACGAAATAATGCTGCAGCTATAGAAGTACAGTTTGCAACTGGCACAAATAGTTTTATATTAAATGAGAAATTTGGTCTCGGTACAACTACACCTTCTCATAAACTCTATGTTATGGATCAAGGTCAAAATAATGGAGAACTTGTATATTTAAGAGGTGGTGCAAACTTTGGTGCTGGTATAGTATACTCAAGAAATGATAGTTACACTTGGTTTGCAGGTGTAGGCGGAGCGTCATCACAAGATAGTAATATACCTGCTAGCTATTGGGGTGTGGAAGAAAGATCAGCATCGGGCCGACCAGTAAGACTTGCAGTAGCTCATACTACGGGAAGAGTAGGTATAGGAACTACAGCACCGGCAACTACATTACATGTAGTAAATAGTTCAGTTAACGCAGAAGTTATGCGAATTACAACTACAGGAGACGATCCTGATAAAAGTATGTCTTTTCAGTCAGACCATATCCATACTACTAATGGAGATTTACATTTAGGAATTAATGGCCGAGTAAATAGATATAGAGGTACTAGACATGAATTTCAATATGGCGCTAGTAATACAGAAGGTTTCCGACTTAATTCAGATGGTAGAGTTGGTATTGGCGATACGTCACCTGATGCTCAACTGCATGTTGTTGCTAATTCTGATAGCTTACCGACATTACTTTTAGAATCAACTGTAGATTCTTCTAATGCTGCACCAGTATTACATTTCAAAAGACATTCATCTTCTCCAGCAGATGCAGATTACTTAGGACAATTAAAATTCCAAGGAGAAAATGATGCTGACCAACAAATAGTATATGCTAAGATGACAGCAAAAATACAAGATGCATCTGATGGATCTGAAGATGGTCTACTTGAATTTATGAATAAAAAAGCAGGTGCAAATGTTATAACTGCAAGATTAAAATCAGATTCATTCCAATTATTAAATGGTACAACATTTACAATTGATAATGATAGTAATGATCTATCTAAAATTGGAGATAATAATGGTAATGCAATTCAATTTGAAGGTGCAAACTTACACATGCAATTTGAGCTTGATACATCTGAAGTAATGAGATTAGAAAGCAATGGTAAATTACATTGTGATAACGACGTTGTTGCATTCTCAACAACAGTATCTGATGAAAGACTTAAAGATAAAGTTGTAACTATTGATGGAGCTCTTGATAAAGTATTACAATTAAGAGGTGTAGAATATACCTGGAATAATACTGCTAAAAAAGGAAAAAGAGATTTAGGTGTTATTGCACAAGAAGTAGAAAAAGTATTACCTCAAATAGTACAAGATACAGAAATGCCATTATTAGATGGCGAGACATATAAGACTGTAGATTATGAAAAGATGACAGGTGTGCTTATAGAGGCAATGAAAGAACAACAAACTATTATAAATAGATTAGAGGAAAAGATTTCTGACTTAGAAAAGAAATTGATAAAGGATTAGTATGGCAATTAGAAAAGAAATAAAAGAATTAAAGATTGAGGTTTTACCAGCAGCAAATGTTGCATTGAATGAATCTAATGATGGATATCCTACAATTATTGTAACTAGAGAGATAAAGTTTTATGGTACTGGTGTAGATGAAAATGATCCATCATTACCAAGATATAGCGAGGATGTAGAATCATTACGTAAGTATACTGATTATCCGAATAAAACCGACTTATCAAATCAATCAAATCTAGTTAAAAATGTTTGCGAAGGAGCTTGGGCATAATGGCAAAACCAAATAGTAAAGACACATTTAAGGATTATGTATTAAGATCCCTGGGAGCTCCAGTGATCGAGATTAATGTTGATGATGATCAATTAGATGATAGAGTAGACGAAGCTCTACAATTCTATCAAGAGTATCATGCAGATAGTATTGAAAGATTCTTTTTAAAACATAAAGTAACAGCATCAGTTCTTACAATACCAAATGTTATAGGAACTGCATTTGAAGCTCAAGAAGAAATCGTTGGACAAACAAGTGGAGCAAAAGCAAAGCTCTTTAAAATTGAAACAGGTAAATTAACTTATAAGGTAACCACAAACCAAACAGCATTTCAAGTAAATGAAACTGTAGTTGGTTCTACATCTGGAGCATCAGAAACTGTAAGTGCTATAACTGTAGGTGATATTGAAAATGGATATTTACCAACAAGTGAATTTATTACACAGGTTGTAAGAGTACTTCCAATCAGAGATGATGTGACATCCAGTGATATGTTTGATGTAAGATATCAGTTACATTTACATGACTTATATAACTTAGGATTCATGGGCAGTCTTGCAGAATACGTAATGAGTATGCAATACCTTGACATGTTAGATAAGGTTATAGATTCAGATCAAAAACAAATTAACTTTGATAGACATAAAAATAGAATAGAGATTTTTATGGATTGGGATGAAGAAGTTACTGTAGGCGAACACATTGTTGTTGAATGCTATCGTGTAATAGACCCTGATACTTTTACTGATGTCTATAATGATTATTACTTAAAGAAATATGCAGCAGCTTTAGTTAAAAAACAATGGGGCTTGAACTTATTAAAGTTCGAAGGTATGCAAATGCCTGGTGGCGTACAATTTAATGGTCGTCAAATATATGATGACGCTGTTGCAGATTTAGAAAAGTTAGAAGAGGAAGCAAGATTAAACTGGGAACAACCAGTTGATTTTTACACAGGATAGTAAATGCCTAGAAATGTATATTTCAGTCAGGCGGTAAGATCAGAACAAAATCTTTACGAGGACCTGATAATAGAATCACTTAAAATATACGGACAAGACGTATATTATATTCCGCGCGTGCTTGTAAATCGTGATAATATATTAGGTGAAGACCCTGCATCTAAATTCGATGATGCATATCTTATTGAAATGTATATTGAAAACACTGAAGGCTTTGAAGGCTCAGGTGATTTATATTCTAAGTTTGGTTTAGATATACAGGACGATGTAAAGTTTATTGTATCTAAAAGAATGTGGAATCAAGGTATTGGTAAATTCAGTTCTAATGCATTAAGTCCAAGACCTCAAGAGGGCGACCTTATATTTCTACCAATGACAAATAAGTTTTTTGAAATATCATTTGTAGAACACGAACAACCATTCTATCAATTACAAAACTTACCAGTATATCAACTTACTGCAAGTCTCTTTCAATATGCTGATGAAGACTTTGATACAGGTATTGATGTTATTGATGATCAAACCGCTGAGGCAGCATTTCAAATTCACATGGATGTTACTACATCAGGTGGTAACTTTCCTGAAAAAGGAGAAACCGTACGACAAACTATATCAAGTGGAGTACAGGTATTTGGTGAAGTCTTTGAAAGAACAAAGACATCAGATACTGTTGGTAAGCTAGTACTCGTGAATATAGGTGTTACTGGTTCGAATGATGCTAAAGATTTCTTAGTAGATGCTACGAAGCCGTTAGTAGGAGATACATCAAGCGTAAGTGTAACAATAACTAAAATATATGGATTATCAGATACTACAGGAGAGGCCTTTGTATCTGATGGAGCAGCTGAAAATATTACCTATGAAGCCTTTGAATCTGGCTTTATGGACTTCAGTGAAACTAATCCATTTGGAGAGCCATAATGTTTGGAGATCATTTTTATCACGCAACAATGAGAAAGTCCGTAGCGGTCTTTGGTACTTTATTTAATAATATAAAGGTTGTACGTAAGAACGCTGGTGGTGGAGTCTTAAATCAAATTAAAGTTCCATTAGCTTATGGACCTAAGCAAAAGTTCCTAGCACGATTAGATCAGAATACTTTATCTGACGCAAGCCTAGCAATTAAATTACCACGTATGGCTTTTGAGATAACCTCATTAGAATTAGATACAAATCAAAAACTACAAAAAAGAAATGTAATATCAGAAACTCATGGTAGTGATGTTACTAAAAAGAAAACAATAAAACATTATACATCTTATAATATTGGGATGTCCCTATTTGTTTTAGCAAAGAATCAAGACGATGGATTGCAAATCGTAGAACAAATTTTACCGTTCTTTCAACCTGAATATTCAGTGTCTATTAAACCAGTAGATGACTTTGATCATAAGCAAGACGTACAAGTTATTTTAAATAGTGTAAGTATTGATGATCAATATGAAGGTGACTTTGAAGAAAGACGAGTCCTTACATATCAAATGGATTTTGTTATGAAGATGAAATTTTATGGTCCAACAGCTGATGCTAAGATTATCAGACAAATCAACCTTGACTTTAAAGAGAAAGGTGTCCCAACACATAAGTTTGAGGATATGGATTTTACAGTAGGAGCTACAGATAATGCTGATAACTTCACTGTTACTACGACTATAACTGAAGGTGGATAATGAAAAAAGAAAAGATGATGAAACGTTTAGAAAAGAATTTACCTGCGCCAGTAAAAAATAGGCCAGTAGATTTAGACAAAGATGTAAAAGATGATTATGAGTTTTCAAGAAAGACTTATAAAGATTTAATATATACCGGCACTCGATCAATGGATGTATTGGCAGAACTTGCAAGAGAAAGCGAACACCCACGAGCATTTGAGGTATTATCACAGACAATAAAGAACTTAGGTGATGTAACAAAGAACCTAATGGACTTACAAAAGAGTAAAAAAGATTTAACAGTAGAAGACGAAAACGCAAAGCAAGTGACAAATAACAATGTTTTTGTTGGTAGTACAACTGACCTACAAAGAATGTTATTAAATACGGATGATGTAATAGATGCAGAGAGTCAAGAACAATGAGTTTGGTTACCTAGGTAATCCAAACGTAAAAAGAGACGGAGTAGAAACTTCATTTACGAAAGAAGAAATTCTAGAGTACAGGAAGTGTATGAAAGATCCATCATACTTCGCTCGTAAATATGTAAAAATAATATCTTTGGATGATGGATTAGTACCATTTAATCTATATCCATATCAGAAAAAGATGTTTAAACATTTTAAAGATAATAGATTCTCTATTGTATTAGCCTGTAGACAAAGTGGTAAATCGATTTCATCGGTTGTATATCTACTTTGGTATGCAATCTTTCATCCAGAAAAGACAATTGCAATATTAGCAAACAAAGGTGCGGTTGCAAGAGAAATGTTAGCGAGGATTACTTTGGCTTTAGAGAATCTTCCATTCTTTTTACAGCCAGGTTGTAAAGCACTAAATAAAGGTAGTGTTGAGTTTAGTAATAATAGTAAGATCATTGCATCAGCAACATCTGGTAATTCTATAAGAGGTTTATCTATTAACTTGCTATTCCTTGATGAGTTTGCTTTTGTAGAAAATGATTCACAGTTTTATACATCTACGTATCCTGTAGTTACTGCGGGTAAAGATACTCAGATTGTTATTTGTTCTACAGCAAATGGAGTGGGTAATGTATATCATAAACTATGGGAAGGTGCTGTACAAGGAACAAATGAGTTTAAGGCGTTTAGAGTAGATTGGTGGGATGTTCCAGGAAGAAATAAAACCTGGAAGAAACAAACAATAGCCAACACTTCTGAATTACAATTTGAACAGGAGTTTGGTAATACATTCCATGGAAGAGGTAATACACTGATAGGTGCAAATCATTTATTAGCACAACAAAGTGTAGAACCAGAGTTTATAAAAGAGAATGTTTTTATATACGAACAACCGATAAAAGAACACGAATATGTCATGACAGTAGACGTATCAAAGGGACGTAATCAAGACTATAGTACATTTACTATAATTGATGTAACTGAAAAACCTTTTAAACAAGTCGCTATCTTTAGAGATAATAACATGTCACCAATGTTATTTCCTGACATAATATACAAATATGCTACAACATACAATGATGCATATGTTGTAATAGAAAGTAATGACCAAGGAGCCGTGGTATGTAACGGTTTATATTATGACCTAGAATATGAGAATATGTTTGTAGAATCTAGTATTAAGGCAAACGCTTTAGGAGCAACAATGACAAGACGTGTAAAACGTATTGGTTGTTCCGGAATAAAAGATTTGATTGAACAAGGCCAATTGAAAATAGTAGACTCACAGACAATAGTTGAAATGAGTACATTTGTTTCAAGAGGTAATAGTTATATGGCAATGGCTCCTAATCATGATGACTTAATGATGAACTTAGTATTGTTTGCATGGTTTACAACAACTGATGTATTTGAATCATTAACTAATATTAATATGAAAGAGTTATTATATAAAGAAAGATTAAAGGCTATCCAGGATGATATGTTACCATTTGGTTACGTAGATAGTGGAAGCTACGAAAGTGATAAATATACTAAAGACGAAAATGGAAACGTCTGGCTAGAGGTAGAATGGAAAGGTTCAACGAATTCATAACAGAAAAAACAGTAGAGGAATTACCTCTTACTGATCTGCACATATACATTTTAGGCTTAGGTGCTGATGAAGGCACATTTGCTGAACTTATGGCTAAGGTTGCTAAAAAGAAAAATGTAAAGCATGACTTAATAGATATTGATGAAGCTTATATTACATCAAAAGATGTTGAAAAAGGATCGGTAATTGTAAGAGGAGACGATAGTAAAGAATACGATATGAGTATTCATAACAGTATTGTCTTTGTAAGAGCTGGGGCAATTAAGTCTCTAACAGCTCAAGCATTAATATCATCTTTACAATCTATTGGATTCTTTATGGTAAATGATTTACAGGCAATGCTATTATGTGATAATAAAATGGCTTCAGCCATAGAATTAGGCCGTAATAACATACCAGTACCTAGGACTTCTATTGTCAACAACGTAGAAAGCATCGAGAGTGCACACCAGAACATCGGAGGCCGGTTTCCAGTTATCATAAAAACACTACGAGGTACCCAAGGAATTGGGGTATCTAGGGTAGATTCCATGGAATCATTAATATCAGTTTGTCAGTCATTATGGAAATTTAATGCTGACTTATTAATACAAGAGTATTTTGAACTAAAATCAGATATACGTACGTTATGTATTAATGGTGAAGTAATTGGATCTGCTGAAAGAAAAAAGAAAAACAATAAAGAGTTTAGAAACAACGTACATTTAGGTGCTGAAACATTGCCCTATAAGTTAAGTGATATAGAACACAAATTAGTAGTACAAGCTGCTAGAACATCGGGTGCGGTGTATTGTGGAGTAGATCATTGTAAAGTAGGAGATAAATTCTATGTATTAGAAATAAATGGTTCACCTGGTATTAGGTCTCATTTCATGGGATATAAAGATGGTAAACCTACACAAAAAATAAATGATGAAGAAGTTTTAACTAAGGTATTGAATCGATTGGCCCTAGAAGAGGGCAGGCGCCCTCTATTTAGACAAGAGGTAGGATATATTGAGTCTATTAAGTTAGATGGCCTAGAAAAGAACCTTATTAGAGCTAAATTTGATACTGGTAATTCATCAGATGCTACAATGCTTCATGTAGACGAATTAGAGATAGATGGAGATATAGCTAAATGGAAGAAGAATGGTATAAGCTTTGAAAGCGATATTATCGATATATCAAAGCCATATCGTGGTAAACAACCATTTGATGTAAGACCAGTGGTTGAGCATGGTATAATGTTTAATAATAAGAGATATATTATAGAACTAGGGCTAACAAAGAAGGATACAGCATCAGAAATGTTAGTAAATAGGAAAACTATGACTCAATTTAAGGTAAGTGTCAATCCAAACCGTAAATTTGTGGTTAGTGATTACGCTGGCAAGGACGATGCTTACACTAAAGATTGAAAAATTATAAATAAACATGTATTGAATATAACCGTATTATGATAACATATTAACTAACTCAAAATAATAGAGGAAAAAGCGATGGCATTTCAAGTATCACCAGGCGTTCAGATCAAAGAGATCGACGCTACAGGGGTTGTCCCAGCAGTATCTACTTCAATAGGTGGATTCTCTGGCCAGTTCAGCTGGGGTCAGGTAGAAAAAGCAACTTTAATAAGCACTGAAAACGAGCTTGTTGAAATCTTTGGCAAACCTGAAGAAGGCAAAAACCCTGAACACTTTCTTGTAGCTGCGTCATATCTAAAATATGGCAACGCACTCAAGGTTGTACGCGCTCCACAAGCTAACATGAAAAATGCTAGTGAAGATGGAAACGGCGTATTAATTAAGAATGAAGATGTATACGATACTAGTTTTTCAAGCGGTCAAGGCTCAGCAGGTATTTGGGCAGCAAAATGTCCAGGTGCACTGGGTAACTCATTAAAAGTAGAAATTTGTACAGCTCACGCGTCAAATGCAAACTTTAATGGCTGGGCTGCAACACGAAAAGATCTTTTCGTTGATGCACCTAAAACTTCAGCACATGCTGCAAGTCTTGGTAGAACCGTTGCTCTAGATGAATTACACGTAGCAGTTATAGACGAAGATGGACTCATCTCCGGAACTGCTGGTACAATTCTAGAAACATTTGAATTTATGTCTCAATTCTCAGACGCTAAAAAGTCTGATGGAACATCAAGCTTCTATAAAAACGTTATTAATACTAATTCTAAATATATTTATTGGTTGGATCACCATTCATCACTATCAAGTGCTGGTGCATTAACATCAAGTATTGCTACAAACGCTGCAGTTGCAGTATTTTCTGCAATTGAAGTTGATTCTCTAGGCGGTGGTGCTGATGGTACAAATGCAACCGATGCAAATATATTAACAGGAATTAGTGTTTTTGATGACGCTAATGTAGAAGAAGTAAGCTTAATCTTTGCTGCCCCAATGGCAGTTGCTAATGCAAATAGCTTTATAGCTAAAGCAGAAGCAAGAAAAGATTGTTTAGCTTTTGTTTCACCAGAAATCGCAGACACAGTTGGAGATCTAACTGATGCTACGAAACAAGCAAACGTCAAAGGATTCGCAGACGCATTAAATTCAAGTTCATACGGAGTATGTGACTCAACGGCATTATATGTCTATGATAGATTTAACGATGTATTTAGATATATAGGCGGAGCAGGTCACGTTGCAGGACTTTGCGCAAACACGGACAATGTACAAGATACATGGTTCTCACCAGCTGGTTTTAACAGAGGTGGATTGCGCGGAGTAACAAAACTAGCATTTAATCCTAAAGAAGCTATTAGAGATGTATTATATAAAGCAAGAGTTAACCCTATAGTATCAATTCCTGGTCAAGGAACTGTATTATTTGGTGACAAAACTTTATTAACACGTCCTTCAGCATTCGATAGAATTAACGTAAGAAGACTCTTCATTGCATTAGAAAAATCAATTAGTACAGCAGCGAAAGCTCAACTATTTGAAATTAACGACGAATTTACAAGGGCTCAGTTCAGAAACTTAGTTGAACCGTTCTTGAGAGACGTAAAAGGTAGAAGAGGTATTACAGACTTCCAAGTAGTTTGTGACACTTCGAACAACACAGGTAGTGTGATTGATGGTAATCAATTTGTTGCAGATATATTTATCAAGCCAGCAAGAAGTATTAACTTTATCACATTAAACTTTATAGCAACCAGAACCGGAGTTGAATTCTCCGAGATAGCAGGTTCATAGGAGATAAAACATGGCAATATTAGGCGTAGATGATTTTAAATCAAAACTAGTAGGCGGTGGCGCAAGACCAAATTATTACAAGGTCACTATGAACTATCCAGGTTATGCACAGGGAGATGTAGAACTTACATCATTTATGTGTAAGGCTGCTCAGTTACCAGCATCAATAATTAATCCAATTGAAGTTAACTTCAGAGGAAGAAAATTACAAGTTGCAGGTGACAGAACATTCGAACCATGGACAGTCACAGTTCTGAATGACAACAATTTCTCAGTAAGAGATGCTATGGAAAGATGGATGAACGGTATTAACGCTAATAACGAAAATACAGGTTTAGCCAATCCATTAGATTATCAAGCTGATGCTATAGTCGAGCAATTAGACAAAGCAGGAAATGTTGTTAAGAAATATGACTTTAGAGGAATATTTCCAGTAAACATGGCAGCTATCGAATTAGGTTACGATAACGAAAACGTTATTGAAGAGTTTACAGTAGAGTTCCAGATTCAATACTGGGAATCTAACACTACTTCGTAGCGTTATAAATAATAATAGTGGAGGGGCAATAGTCCCTCCAATATTATAGGATAAATTATGGCAGAATTTTTTGGATTTGAAATAAAGAGAGCAAAGAAGGAGAAAGAGCTTCGACCTTCATTTGTTCCTAAGAATGACGACGATGCCTCCGGCGTAATTAAAGCTGGTGGTCACTTTGGCGCGTATATAGACGTTGATGGCGATAAGGCTAAAACCGACGTTGATTTAATATACAAGTACAGAGATATATCTACACAGCCAGAATGCGATGCAGCTGTAGAAGATATTGTAAACGAAGCAATTGTAGGAGATCATGATGAAGCTCCTGTTAATATTATTTTAGATGAATTAGAAGTATCAGATAAAATAAAAGATATGGTTAAGCATGAATTTGACCATGTATTAAAGTTATTAAACTTCAATCAATACGCACATGATATATTCAGAAAGTGGTATATTGATGGAAGATTACCATACCACATTATTATCGATAAAGGTAATGAAAAAGGTGGTATTAAAGAATTAAGATATATTGACCCGGCAAAACTAAGAAAAGTTAAAGAGGTCACAGAAGAACAAGATCCAAAGACTGGAGCTAACATTGTTAAAAAGGTAGAAGAGTATTTCTTATACCAAGACAATGCGATGGGCAAGTATAATCAAGGTATTAAAATATATCCTGATGCAATTGCTTATTGTACATCTGGTATTATGGATTCTCAAAGAAAGAGAATCTTATCATATTTACATAAAGCATTGAAGCCAGTTAACCAGTTAAGAATGATGGAAGACTCATTGGTAATTTATAGAATATCAAGAGCTCCTGAAAGAAGAATATTTTACATTGACGTAGGTAACTTACCAAAAGGTAAAGCAGAAGAATACCTCAGAGGTATAATGAATCAGTATAGAAATAAACTGGTTTATGATGCAAGTACTGGTAATATTAAAGATGATAAGAAACATATGTCAATGTTAGAAGACTTTTTCTTACCACGAAGAGAAGGTGGTAGAGGTACAGAAATAACAACATTGCCTGGTGGTGAAAACCTAGGTCAAATCGATGATATTCTATACTTCCAGAAAAAGT